GTCGCGAGTTTGGCATACCCTCCTTCCATTGACCTCTGGTAAAAATTATACCTTTGGTCAACGCAGCCTTCTTCACGTCCAACCTGGACGTGGAAAAGGATCCGCTGCCGGAGTTTTCAATGAAAGCAAACGGCAGAGAATTCTCTTCATCCTGTTTACCAGGGATGTCGGACTGTCTAATAAGATAGCACGCATCTTGTCCAAAAGGACAAATGGAGAGTTAAGCAGATTATGTTCTGCATGGGACTCGATTATAGATTGTATTCTATTTTCTTATCCCTCATGGCTCCAGAAGTATTCTTCTGAGAGACAGTTACTGAAGTCTATCTGTAGAAAGTTCTTCAGTGTCGGTGCTTTTAACTCACAACAATTAGTTTCCTTTTGGAAACAACTATCTATGTTGATTAGAGTAAAAACATCGAGGGCAATCGTAGATGAATATCCAGAGTTATCCTCTGATAATATCTTTAAAAGATTGCTTCTCCATATTTCTTTCAGAAATACGGATCGTTGTAGAGGTTGTTTCAAAAGAAACTGGATCCTCTCAACGTCACGAAATTTACCTACCCCTAGTGGGGCAACAGCTCAGAAGGCTCTCGACGAATTCTTTCGAATTCCTCAGGAATTTAATGTTCCGCGAGAGATTGCTGATAGGTTTTCTGTTCGTGCTAAGGATTTAGGAGCATACTGCTCCCGTAATGAATCCTTTGAATCAAACGAATGGTCACACTTTAGTGTGAACTCCGCTGGTTCTCTTTCCTATTCTGTAAAACAGGGAGGAAAGGCCCGAGAGATGATGGACGATATTGTTCCTTGGCTCTCGGAAACTGTAAGTAAAGGTTCAATAGAACTAACACCTTTCAAAGATGAAGAGGAATTTACTTACCTTAATACTGACGAACGGTGGAAGGTTCTTTTTAGAACCTTTAGGGAATATATTCCGCTCCGCCGTCGTAAGATGAACTCCAGGTCTGATACCCTATACTTAGGGGAATATCAAAAGCCGGAGCCAGGCAGCTTCGGGATACACCCGCTTGCTGTCCAATCTGAATTTGTAAAGCTTCCCAATAGGGAACTATTTCTAGATAAAGCTTTTACAAAACAGGTTTATACTTATGCATTTCATAAAATGCGTGAATATAAAGACAAGCCCGTACCCTGTAGGGTACATGCTTGTCCCGAACCAGGTGGTAAGTCTCGTGTAATCACGATGACCCCCTGGTGGGTGTCTGTACTTTTGAGTCCTTTCGGACACTTTATACAGTCAAAACTAAGGCATTCTCCAGACCAGTCACCGGCGCTATGGCGTTCGAGTCCTGCCTGGGATGCTTTTTGCAAGCTTTATAAAATACAGGAGATGAAATATTTTCTCTTTTCTGATATGAAAGCTTGTACTGACTATTTCCCAAAGGATTTAGCCAGAAAATTGCTTACCTCTTTTGTAGAAGGGCTAGGCATTAAGATAGAAGGGTTCCTATCGGAACTCTTTAATCTCATATTTTGCTACAGAACCGTTGAATACAACGGTGAGACGAGGACCCTCAAAAGAGGCATGTTAATGGGTGAGCAAATGACAAAGTCATTACTTACCATTTACATGTGTTGTCTTCGACAAGTAGCTTATGATAGATTCACTAATACACTTGATAGTCTATTAGTTGAATTTGAAAATGATCTTTTCTTCCACTCTGGTGGTGATGATCATTTTGCACATGGTCCTAAGGAATTTCTCGAAACAATCACTGAGACTATTGTTCTCAGTGGCTTCAGAATTTCTCCTACAGGACACATGATGACGAGAATAGGTGGAGTATATCTCCAAAACCTGTTCTTTTTCATGGACACTCCTTTAAAGGATTCTTTAAAGAGGGCTTATAATAATTTGCCCAGTCCATGGGTTGATGCGGTTAAGCTAAAAAGTTTAACACCATTTACTAAAACCTGTTTCCAATTAAATGAAGTAAACACTTCAATTGGGAAAGGTAAAGAGATGGCGAAACTTTATCGCTATCCGATCGATGACATCGTGCTCTTCCGAGACCGGTATGTTTACCGTATGCGAGGTCATCTTCCTGGTAGAAAAACAGAATGGTCAAGAAAACTCCTGGCTATTCTGTTTCTTCCAGAAAATTTAGGAGGGTTAGGGATTGGCTTTCCGCCTAGTAAGACGGATCCATTTTCGGAGATAGATTCTGAGATACTCAGAGTTCCTATCTCGCTTAAAGTACTCTTCCACCGTGTATGCACGGGAGTCTTTAGTACCTACGATGCGCTCCTAATAAGGAGGTTTTCTAGGTTCACGTCTTCTATGAAGATCTCTTTTGATCTTGAGAAGACATTGGTTTTACTTCTAACCTATAGGTCGGAAGAACAACCTGAGCTTCCAGAAG